CATCCGGTTGGAGTGGCAACGCCGCCGCATCGGGTGAGAGGGGCAACGCCGCCGCATCGGGTGAGAGGGGCAACGCCGCCGCATCGGGTGATAGGGGCAACGCCGCTGCATCGGGTTGGAGTGGCACGGCTGTCGTAACCGGCTTCGCTGGGAGAGCGACCGCATTGGGCGAACAGTGCCTTGCTGTGGCATGGGGCGAAGATAGCCTTGCAAGAGGCACTGTGGGCAACTGGATTGTCGTTTCTGAGCGTGACGATGATGGCAACATCATTGATGTCAAAATTGCAAAGGTGGACGGCGATACCGTCAAGGCGGACACATGGTACAAACTGGTGAACGGCGAGATCATGGAGGCTTAGTAATGTATTTGTGTGATTATTGTGGGGCGGCGTTCCAGTCGTTGGATTACATCGAGGAAAAGTCCGATGAGTGCGGAAACAGCATAATTTATGTCTGCCCAGAGTGCGGAGAGGAGATTATCCCCGGAGAAGCGGATGAATGCCCGGTTTGCCACGGCTGGAAGCCGATGAAGTCTGCTATGTGCCACAAGTGCGAGCTGGAAACAATCGGAAATTTCAAGCTGGCTATACGGAAGTTCTCCGATGTGCAGCTTGATTATATTTCCGAGCTGACGGAGGGTGAGTATCTCTCGGAGTTTTTGCATAAGGGGGGCTTGGGATGATAAACGGCGTCCTCCGGTACATAAAAGCTACAGTGGAAATCCCATTCCCAGAGGGGAAAATGTGCTGTAACCTCTGCCCACTTTTGGAGACGTATTCGCGAAATCAATGCCGCCGCACGGGGGAGTATTTGCTGGACACACGAATCGTCGGGGCATATTGCCCGCTACAAGTTGTTGATGAGGAGAAAACCGAATGATGAATATCTACGAGAAAATCGCTGCAATCATGCAGGATGTCCAGTATTTGGCAAAGGACGATCATGTAGAGCTTGGCAGCACCAAATACAAGGCACTGAGCGAGGAGAAAGTAACCTCCATCATGCGTGCGGAACTGCTGAAACACAAACTGGTTGTATACCCCATCGCACAGACAGCCGGGAGAACTGGGAACATTACCCACGTGGATGTCATCTACCGCATGGTCAACGTGGAAAACCCGGAGGAATACATCGAGATTGCATCCTGCGGAGATGGCGCAGACACACAAGACAAGGGCAGCGGCAAGGCCATGACCTATGCGTTTAAGTATATGTGGCTGCGGACCTTTGCGCTTCCCACCGGCGAGGACCCGGACAAAATTTCCTCCGCCGAGCTGGACGAGAAGGAGCGGAACGCCGCTCCGGTGTGTGAGCGATGTGGAGCTGACATTGTGTCCGTCAAGAAGCGCAACGGCGAAATGTGGACGGTAAAGGACATGGTTAAGTACTCCAAGGGCCGCTACGGAGCGCAGATGTGCGCCGACTGCATGAAGGCCGCGAAGAAGGAGCAGGGCAATGTTGCAGGCTGATGTGACCGCCGCACGGTGGCAGCAGGACAGCGATGGGGCGTGGCTGTGCCTCCGGGTACAGTCCCCCGCCTCTGCAATGACCATCTGTGACGAGATGAAGCCGGACAAGCAGTATGTGGTGCAGATCAAGCGCAAGGGCAGGAGCCTTGACGCAAACGCTTATGCGTGGGTTTTACTGGATAAACTGGCGGCACACTATGGGATTCCGAGGAATGATGTGTACCGGGAAGAAATCAGGATCATCGGTGGTGTGAGCGATGTCGTGTGCATGGTATCAAAGGCGGCGGACGAGTTCTGCCGCAGATGGGAGGCGAAAGGAACCGGCTGGATGGCGGAACAAGGACCAAGCAAAATTCCTGGCTGCGTGAACGTGGCGGTTTGGTACGGCTCAAGCACCTACGACACAGAGCAGATGTCACGGCTGATTGACCAGATCGTTGCCGATTGCCGAGAAGCTGGAATCGAGACTATGACACCGCAGGAGTTGGATGCGCTAAAATCCCGCTGGGGCGAAGCTCAGCCGCTGGGAGGTGATAAAGGTGACTGATGAAAGACGGTGTTTCCTGTGCGGCAGAAATGGCGCAAGTGACCCGCTGGAGCGGCACCATATCTTCGGCGGTGCGTACCGAAACAAGAGCGAGAAATACGGCCTTGTGGTGTATCTCTGCGGCGAACGATGCCACAGGAACGGTGGAAACGCTGTACACCGAAACGGGAATCAAATGCGTCTGCTTCGCCGATACGGCCAGTTAAAGGCCATGCAGGAACAGAGATGGACGGAAGATGACTTCCGCCGTGAATTTGGAAAAAGCTATTTGTAAGGAGGAAAACGATGGTAAACAGAACGATTTTGCAGGGGCGGCTTTGCTCTGACCCCGAATTGCGCCGCACCAACAGCGGAACAGCGGTGTGCAGTTTCCGTGTGGCATGGAGCGAGAAGGTAAAGGACAGAGAAACGAAGCTGTTTCTCTCCTGCGTGGCATGGCAGAGCACGGCAGAGATGATTTGCAAGCACTTTGCTAAGGGCAAGGAGATCGTCGTGGAGGGCAAACTTTCCAGCCGGGAATACGAGGATAACAGCGGCAACAAGCGCACGGTGGTGGAGCTGACGGCGGACCGGGTACATTTCAGCGGCAGCAAGGACAGCGCACCACAGAAGCCCGCACAGACATTCGAGGAGATTTCCGAGGACGACGGCGATTTGCCGTTTTAAGGCGGTGCGCCGATGCCGAACAGAATCATACGCGAGAGCATCTGCACCAGCGACAGCATAGATGGGCTTTCGTGGTTCGAGGAGGTCTTGTTCTATCGGCTGATTGTTTCTTGCGATGATTTCGGACGCTATGACGGACGGGCCGCGATTATCAAAAACAGGCTATTCCCTTTGAAAGAAAATCTTACTCTGAAAACTGTAGAAAACGCCCTTCATGGACTGGCGAGTGCTGGATTGGTTGCCCTTTATACTTCACAGGGCAAGCGCTTCCTCTACCTACCAACATGGGGTAAGTATCAGAACCAGAGAGCAAAGGAAAGCAAATATCCTGAGCCTGTAGAGCCTACGCAAGCAGATGAAATCATTTGCAAACAAATGAATGCAGATGTTCCCGTATTCGAGAATCGAGAATCTGGAATCGATATACGAGAATCGAGAAGCGAGAATAATGCGCGCGAGGCGCGCTTCTCTCCGCCTTCTTTGGCCGAAGTTCAGGCTTATATCTCCGAACGGGGGTCTGCGGTTGACGCACAGCAGTTCGTCGATTTCTACGCCAGCAAGGGATGGATGGTTGGGAAAAACCGCATGAAGGACTGGAAGGCTGCCGTCAGAACATGGGAGAAGCGCAGAAAGGAGGAAGCCGGTGAACAGCCAACAAAGCAAGAATACCATGTCGGAACATGGCTGTGACATCTGCGGCGGGCTGGGCTACACCGTCCGGCGCACGGAAAGCGGCGAACTGGTGAGTAGAACCTGCAAATGTGAGATCATTCGTCGGAATAGGCTTCGCATGGAGCGTTCCGGACTTCTGGGACTGCTGGATAGCTGCACCTTTGAGTCGTTCCAAACTCAGGAGTATTGGCAACAGGCCGCAAAGCAAGCGGCGGAGAAGTATTTGACCGACTGGAAAGGCAAGTGGTTTTTCATCGGCGGCTCTCCCGGCACTGGGAAAACACACCTGTGTACGGCGATTTGCACCAAGCTGATGGACGGAGGAATCCCAGTGCGGTATGTGCAATGGCGGGGAGATATTCCGGCAATCAAGGCAAAGACCAGCGATGCCGAAGCATACGCCGAAGCCATGCAGCCGCTGAAAACCGTCCGTGCGCTGTATATCGACGATTTTCTCAAGGGGAGCGTAACGGATGCCGACAAAAACATCGCCTTTGACCTGCTGAATGCCAGGTATATCAACCCGGATGCAATCACGATCATCTCCACGGAGCTGACCATTGACCGCATTTTGAGCTGGGACGAGGCAATCGGGAGCAGGATCAACCAGAGGGCGAAGGATTATATGCTGAACATCGGGAAAAAGCAGAATTGGAGGCTGAAATGACCACATTACGCATGATTCCCGGCATTACATACACCCGGAAAAACCTTGAAGCATTGACCGGTATGCCGGACAGAGAGAACCGCCGGATGATACGGGAGCAGAGGCGGCAGGGTGTGCCTATCGTTGCCATGAAAGACGGCGGCTACAAGCTGGCGGAAACGGAGGAAGAAAAGCAAGCCTTACTTTCCATGTACCGCAAGCGGGCATTGGACGAGCTGGGGACATACCGACGCCTTGAAAAGGCCATGCAGGTTGACGGGCAGATGGAGATGGGAGACGGAAATGGCTGAACTGCACTTTACCATACCCCTGCCACCTGTGACGAAGAAAAACAGCCAGCGCATTATGCACAGCAGCAAGACAGGGAAATCGTTTATCATGCCGTCGCAGAAGTACATCGACTACGAGGCAAAAGCTGTGTGGTACTGCAAAAAGGCTGGTGTGCATGAGCCGATCGATTATCCAGTGGAGGTTAAATGCCTGTTTTATATGCCCACCAAGCGGCGAGTGGATTTAACCAATCTGCTGGAAGCTGTTGACGATGTGATGGTCAAGGCGCGTGTGCTGCTGGACGATCACTGCGGCATTATCGTCAGTCATGACGAAAGCCGGGTGCTGTACGACAAGGAGACCCCACGGACGGAGGTGAGCATAACCGCCTATGAATGATTTTGACTATGACATCGTGCAGAAAAAGCGTGTTGCAAGAGGTGCGTTTGCCCATGTAAACCGTAAGCGTGGGAAATGCAGATTGCCCAGTGACTATCTCACTGCGGCGCAGAAAAAGGAGATGAACGGAGCGGTGAAAACTTACAACATCACGCGGCCTATGCCGTTGGATGAATTCAAGGGAATGCCGGACGATCTGCAGCGAGAATACCTGCGGAATATGCAGAGTTGTGGAGCGGCAGCTACATACCTTGCAGACGAGATGGGCTGTTGCAGCGCCACCATCAGAGAATATGGAGAAAAGCTGGGCGTGCCGTTTGTGCGAGGTGGTCGGAACCTTGACTTGTGGCAAAAGAAACTATCGGAGTGGCACACAGCCGAAGTGACGGCAGCAGAAACGCCGGAGAAGCAGACCGACGAAATTGCCCCACCCGCAAGGGGTGCAGAGCTGCTGCACGCACGGCTCACTATCCGGGGAGACCGGGAAAGCGTTTTGCAAAATCTACGCCTGCTTATGCCGAATGAATGTGAAGTCACGGTTGAGTGGTGAGAGGAGGAGAAAACTTGTGAAGGAGCATATTACCACTGGAGGGAAAACGCTTTGCTGGACTTGTACTTTGGCTGAGGGAATACCGGCCGAGGACGTTGTAAAAGAAGTAGAGGAATGGGCTGCTGCACATCCGCGTAAGACACGGAAAAGCGTGTTTCTGGAGCAGTACCCGGAGGCGCTGGTTTTCGACGGGGGAACTTTGAGTGCGTGTCCCGTGCTTTTCTCTTTCGGATACAGGAATGCGTACGGGGGATGCGCAAGTCCTTATGGGTCCTGTGCCGATTGCCGCCGCGAGTTCTGGATGCAGGAGGTGGAGTGATGGAACGACTGACGGAAAAACACTATCTTGGCACCGACCATTACATGAAGTGTTCTGGTAATTGCAATGTGGACATGGATTGCATAGATTGCCCATCGTTTGACTGTCTGGTTGAACGCCTCGCCGCCTACGAGGACACGTGGCTGGAACCGGAGGAAATCACGGCAATGCAGCAAACATTGGATGAGTACCACAAGGTAGCTGACCCATTGCTAAGGGCACAGGCTGACGGTCGGCTGGTAGTGCTGCCATTTACCAGGGGGCGCACTTTGCTATGCGAGGAAAACATCGACAGCCCGCGACTTATGAAGGATGTAGATCTTGCAATTCGCTATTGCAGCAGTTGCGGAATTGTGTTTCACATGGGTTACAATGTGTTCTGTGATCTGGTGAAACATGGGAGAATTACTGCGGTAAGCGAGGAGGCGGAGAAAGCATTGGAGGCGATGAATAATGGCTGAATATCATGTTGGATGCGGCGCATTTGGGATTTACGCGGGTACACTAAACAGTAAGAACAAGAACCTATGGCAGAACAAAACGGAGTGCACCGATGAAGCCTTATGTGCTGTGCGCGACTATTTAATACAGGAATGTCTTGGTGGTCTGCACGGTGACAAGTCCTCTGGCGGCTATGAGTGGACGTTAAAAGACGGGAGAGTTGCCAAACTGCTTGTGGCGATTGAGAACGGAGGTGACAACGATGCCTGATTGTAAGGCGTGTGGAAAGTGGTTTGCTACAATGGAGCAGTGCGAGTTGTGCCCGACTTGCGAAAGAGCGTTAGAACGACTGCGCAACTACGCTGCCCCGGTGGTGCACGGGCGGTGGGAATACATCCAGCAAACGCTTAACACGCTCAGTCAGCTTAGGTGTTCGTTTTGTGGGTGGTGGTCTCTTGACCCGTCTATTGATGGTGCCTACAACTACTGCCCCAACTGCGGGGCAAAGATGGACGGAGGTGACGGCGATGCGGCTGATTGATGCGGATGCGCTCCCAAAACTGTTAGATGCCGAATATAAACAAACGATGAAACTGATATGGGAAGGGGAAAAGCACCTTGACAATTTAGCAGAGGGGTTTACGGAGGCCTCCCACATAGCGAAATATATTGCCCCCACCGTTGACGCTGTGCCGGTGGTGCGGTGCAAGGACTGCAAGTACAGTTGCAAAGATGGAAATGGACGTTCCTGCGAAGGCTATTGGTATGAGCTGAGCGAGTACGATGTCACAGTAAAGGACGATGACTTTTGCAGCTACGGAGAAGGGAAGGACTATGATTAAAGACAGCGGAGAAAGAACAAAGTTTCCAAGCGGAGCACTCCGGGATATGCACACGGGCAAGGGACGGATGGATTTGCTCCCTTGGTTGGCTATCATGGAAGTGTCGAAGCACTGCGAGGCGGGTGCTTTGAAATACGGGGAGCATAATGTCGATAAAGGAATCCCAACCCACAGTCTGTTAGATTCCGCCATTCGCCACGCAGCAAAATATTTGGCGGGCTATGTAGATGAGCCGCACCTTGTAGCTGCGGCGTGGAACCTACTGTGGGCGATCGAGATGGAGATTGTCCATCCTGAATGCGTGGACACTCCGTGGAGGGCAGCCGATGGCGAATAAAGACGCAATGCTGGAAGCCTTGGAGGAAATCGAGAACGGTATGTGCCGCATTAAGGAGCGACGGAGCATTTGGCAGAATAGCCTTGTATATGCACTCTGCCAAGCTGTGCGGCTGCTTCTGATGGACAAGATCAAGGAGGGACGGAAATGAGAATTGACGGCAAAACCCTGCCCAACAACCCCATGAAAGCGTACCAGCAGGGAAAGCTGATAGGGACAAAGCAGAATATGGATTTGGTATCCGAAGTGCTGCTTACAAAGTTTGGATTCCATGTGCTGGAGGAAACGCCGGACAGTCACGACACCATGAGCATTGAGTATCTGCAAAAGTGCCTTGTGAAGCTGGTGAATGCAAAGAACAGCGGCTATGTGACCAAGAAAGACATTGCGGACGCTCTGCGGAGCGACTACAAACTAATCAACAACGCAGAGTGAGGAGGCGGGCATGAGCAGAAAACAAACACTGCCGTATGATGTGCGGCTTGAGTGCATCGCCTATGTCAGAGGTTATCCACGGAGAGTACAGGCATACAACGATGAACGGAGCGAGATACTGAGCGGCGGAAGCAGTGCAACGGAGGGAATGCCCCACTCTCCAGGCATTGGTAGGCCGTCCGAAAGCAAGGCGGAGCAGCTTGCCGCCATAGAAAACTGGCCGGAAACCAAGAAAATGCGGGCAGTGGAATACGCCATAGATCGATGTGGGCGGGATTTGGAGAGTGAGAGCGTCCGAAAGCAGCTTACACAGGGGATCATGCGCAACTGTCAGGGCAAGCACAAGTATTCTCGAAGTAGGATCATCGTGCCGGGGATAAGCGAGCGGACATTCAGCAGGAGAAAAGAGCAGTTTTTGCTTGACATAGCCATATATTGTGGTTTTGCAGAGAAAGTTGGCACAAATTCCACCTAATGATGTGCTACAATAGGTACAGTGGATGATAAGGCATAGCCATCCACCCGTCTTTCCACTCAACCCGTTTCCTCCATCTTATGCGCCGCCGGTATTGGGCGCACCTTCTGGCACCGAAAGGTCATACCGGCACAAACAGCCTGTAGGGAAACCTATAGGCTGTTGTTATATGCCGTGCGCTCGTTGCACCCCACGATCAGGGGCGGGAGGTCGCACCTCCCACACGGCACCTATATATGCAGGCGTAGCTCAGTCGGATAGAGCGGAGCAAGGCAAATGTCGGGTTTCTGTCGCTGGTTCGAGTCCAGCCGCTTGCACAAGAGGCCGGGTAGCACCCGGACACTGTGAGACCGTTCGTCGTGGCTCACATGGAAATGACAATGCTCGCTGAAAACTGCGCGTGAGGATGCGTCCTCCTTGCCATGACCGAACAGCGGCGCTTGAGATGCTTGCGGGGCCTCAAGCGGGCATGAGCGTGTGACAATCTAAGCGGGAAGACGGCCAATATGCGGCATAGGTGCCCCGTAAGGGGAGACCACAGCGAGTGACGGGGACTTTCCCCGAAGCGCTAAAGCAGGGCAGGACTGCAATGCCGTACCATCCCGGCCAGCGGGCGAGGAAGCGTAAAAAGCTAAGTATCAGGCGGCTGGTATAATTGCCAAGTTCCTGATGGCTGGTAGGAGGACGCAGCGCAGCCGGGAGCCGATAAAAAAGATCTTGCGTACCATGTTTGGCTCGGGGAGAGCCGGACACGCAAGATGTGTATGCCCGTTAGGGCGGGTAAAGTCTGCTATGTAAGGCCAAGGGGTGGGGGCTGGTAGCAAAACAGGAGGAAAGCATGGAAATCACAAAACGGCGGCTTGCAGATATTGTGCCGTATGCCGCAAACGCAAAAAGCATGATAAGAGGCAAATCAACAATGTTGCGGAGAGCATCAAGCAATACGGATTTGTGCAGCCGATTGTGATTGACCGTGACGGTGTGATCATAATCGGTCACTGCCGCGCTCTGGCGGCGAGAAAGCTGACTGCGAGAAAGGAGGGCGCGTATGGCAAGGCCAAGAAAGGAAATAGATCAGAAGCAGTTCGAGAACCTCTGCGGCCTGCAATGCACGCTTGAGGAAATCTGCGGCTGGTTTGATGTATGCTCGGACACATTGGAAACATGGTGCAAACGAACCTATAAGAGAAGTTTTTCGGAAGTTTTTGCGCAAAAGCGAGGAGCGGGGAAAATTTCACTGCGTCGGAGCCAGTGGCAGCTTGCGGCAAAGAACGCAAGCATGGCGATTTGGCTGGGGAAACAGTACCTTGGGCAGCGCGATATTGTGGAGCTGGGTTTACCGACTGACAACACGCAGGATGACGCATTGAGTGTGAGCCTGCGTGAAATGGCAAAGGAGCTTGAGAGCGATGATTAAGATTTACGGTTGCAGCGATGACCTTGTGGAAATTTACGGTAGCGTTTATAAAGAAGACGAAATCGACTGTTTTGACCATGATGTTCGTATCCGTTTTTTTGATGGGACGATTATCCGTATTGGCTATCCCAAAAAGGACTTAGGCGGTTGGTGGATTGAGGTTGAAAAACAAGGGACGGCAAAACAGGCGTTGACATTATGTGATAACGAAGATGACGATATTTATAGTGACATCTTCGAAATTGACGCGGAGATTAAAAGCCATTCTGTGATTAAGCAGAAATATCCGGACAGACCATGATTAGCCACAAGCAGAAAAAAATCCTCGCATTTCCATACAGTTGCTATGATGCCTTGATCTGCGACGGCGCTGTGCGTTCTGGCAAGACCTCTATCATGATGTGGGCGTTCGTCCGCTGGGCGATGGAGAATTTCAGCGGTCAGCGCTTCGGCGTGTGTGGACGCACGGTGGACAGCTGCACCAAGAACATCATCGTGCCGTTCACGGCGATGAGTTTGGCAAAGGAGCGCTATATCATTCGATGGAGGCGCGGTGACAAGGTGATGGAAGTCCGGCGCGGTGCCGTAACGAATTACTTTGAAGTGTTCGGCGGCAAGGACGAGGCAAGCTATACGCTGATCCAGGGCCGCACGCTGGCGGGGGTGCTGCTGGACGAAGTGGTGCTGATGCCGCGCTCGTTTGTGGAACAGGCATTGACCCGCTGCTCGGTAGATGGTGCAAAGCTGTGGTTTTCCTGCAACCCGGGAAGTCCACAGCATTGGTTTTATACAGAGTGGATCAAGCGAAACCGAGAGCGGAACGCGCTGTATCTGCATTTTGAAATGACGGACAACCCCGGCTTATCTCAAAAGACGCTGGAACGCTATCAGGCAATGTTTTCCGGCGTGTTCTACGACCGATACATTCGCGGCTTGTGGGTTGTGGCCGAGGGGCTGATCTATCCCATGTTTGACGAGAGCTGCATTGTGGACGAGCTGCCGGAAAAGGGCGAATACTATGTGTCCTGCGACTATGGCACACTTAACCCGTTTTCTGCAGGACTTTGGTGCTGGGACGGCAAGGCGGCCACGCGCATCCGCGAGTATTACTATTCCGGGCGCGAGAACCAGAAGAACAAGACGGACGAGGAATACGCCGACGAAATTAAAAAGCTTATCGGCGAGGCGGACGTCAAAAGCATTATCGTTGACCCGTCTGCAGCCTCGTTTATCGAGGTTTTGCGGCGGCGGGGCTATATGGTGCGAAAGGCCAACAACGACGTAAACAACGGCATTATGACTACGGCGCGGTTTTTGCAGGACGGCGTAATCAAGATACACCGAGGTTGCAAAGACTGCATCCGCGAGTTTGGGCTGTATCGGTGGGACGAAAAATCCGCCGATGACAGGCCAATCAAGGAAAACGACCACGCAATGGACGAAACGCGCTATTTTGCCTATACGATTTTGAAAAATAAGGCGTATAAGCGCGATTATGTCCCCATTTGGAGCAGATAGGAGTGAGAGGCTATCAAAACTTACAATGACCTTGTTGCGGTCGGAGAAAGTGACCAGGCGCGGATTGGGTTTATTCGCGGAGCAATCAACGAGCATCGAAGCTCACACGCATACAAGACGGCGGCGGATGCTGAGGAATATTACAATGGCCTGAATCCGACCATTAACCGCTATGAAAAGATCATCTACGATATGCAGGGCCGTGCCCACACGGATATGTGGACGGCAAACCATAAGCTGGCCAGCCGTTTCTTCGGCCTGGCGGTGGATCAGGAAGTTTCATATCTGCTGGGCAACGGCGTAACCTTTGCGGAGAAGGAAACGCCGAACAAGCTATGCCCGGACTTTGACCAGGAAGTCATGGATGCGGCGCGGGCGGCGAAAATCGCAGGCGTATCCTTCGGCTTTTGGGATCTGACGCATCTTCGGGTGTTCTCCCTGCTTGAGTTCGTCCCCCTCTATGATGAAGAGGACGGCGCGATGAAAGCCGGTATCCGGTTCTGGCAGGTGGCACAGGATAAGCCTATGAGAGCGACGCTGTATGAGAGCGACGGCTTTACCGAGTATTTCCAGCCTAGCGGCGAGGATATGGCCGTCATGCAGCCAAAGCGCAGCTATAAGCTGATCGAGCGCAAGGCGGAAGTCGGCGAAACAGAGATTTACGACGGCGGGAATTATCCGAGTTTCCCCATCGTCCCGCTGAAAAACAACAAGCGGTGTCTCTCCGAAATCGTCGGCAAGCGCAACACCATTGACGCGCTGGATCTGGCGTCCTCGAACATGGTTAACAATGTGGATGAGGGCAACCTGATTTATTGGGTGCTGTCTAACTGCAACGGCATGGACGACCTCGACGATGCAAAGTTTGTGGAGCGCTTGAAAACCACGCATGTTGCCCACGCCAACGGCGATGATGGCGCAAAGGTGGAGAGCAAGACCATCGAGGCCCCGTATGAGGGCACGAGCAGCACCATTGATATGCTCAAGAAGAAGCTATACGAGGATTTTCAGTGCTTTGACGCTGCGGCGGTATCTGCCGGGAACCAGACGGCGACCGCGATCAAGGCCAGCTATGTGCCGCTGGATCTGAAAACGGACAAGTTTGAATCCGAGGTCACGCGGTTTATTGTGGAAATTTTGCGTTTGGCAGGCATTGAGGATCAGCCAAGCTACACGCGCAATCAGATCATCAACAAGAGCGAGGAAACGCAGAACATTCTTCTGGGTGCGGCGTATTACGATGACGAATACATCACGAAGAAGCTGCTGACCATCAACGGCGACATTGACCAGTACGAGGACATGGCAAAGCGGAAGGCTGCAGAAGAGATTGACCGGAGCTTTGCGGAACCGGATGCGCCGGAGGTGAACGGCGATGGCGAACAGTGACCTCGGACACAAGCTGACCGATAAGGAGCTTGCGAAGCTGGAGCGGCGTATTGCAACGCTATACCGCGAGGCGGGGGAAGAACTGCGAGCTACCATCGACGCATATTTTGAGCAATTCAAAAAGCGCGACGAGGAAATGAAGGCGCTGATCGGCACCGTGCAGAACGGAAAGGAATGGACGGAGGCCGACTATAAGCAATGGCGGTTCAACCAGATCGGGCGTGGGAAACGCTATCAGGCTATGCGGGACAAGGTGGCACACCGTGTTACCGATGCAAACGCCGTGGCGGTGTCTTACACCAATGACGCAACGCCCGGTATCTACTCCCTTAACCGCAACTATGCGGCGTACACCATCGAACAGGTTGCGGGCAACGTCGGATTTGACTTGTGGGACGAGCAGACGGTGAAACGCCTAATCGTAGAGCAGCCGGGGCTGATGCCGTACTATCCAAAGGATAGAGCACTGAAACGCGGGATTGATCTCGCATACGGCAAGAAGCAAATTACGGCAAGCGTCACCAGCTCCATCTTGCAGGGAAAGAGCATCAAGCACATGGCGGATGATCTGCAAAAGCGCATTACCACCATGAGTCGCGATTCCGCCATCCGCACCGCCCGCACAGCCGTGACCGGCGCGCAGAACGCCGGACGCATGGACAGCTATGCGGCAGCGGAAAAGATGGGCATTAAGCTCAAAAAAGAATGGTTGGCTACGCTGGACGCGCGTACACGCCACTCTCATGCCATGCTTGACGGCGAACAAGTGGCGCAGGACAAGAAGTTTTCTAACGGTTGTCGTTTTCCCGGCGACCCACAAGGACCACCGTGGGAGATATATAACTGCCGCTGTACGCTGATTGCCGCCGTGGATGGGGTAGATACATCAGACGGGCTGCGTAGGACACGCGACGGGCTTATATCTGACATGACATATGCTCAGTGGGAAGCATCGAAGCAGGGATACAGCGGCAAACAGTTATCCCCATATCACATGGGGAGCGAAAAATCTGCAAAGGATGTTACGAAGAAATACATAGATTCTGCCAAGCCCCGCATGGGTAAGGTGCGATACGAGAACGGATACCGCTCCAAAACCCACAAAGAAGAAATAAATGTAGCAAATCAAATTAGAGAGCTGTTCGGCGGGAAAATTGTGCTACTGAAAGAATCGCAGACGCCAGGTATGCAAATGCCAGACATGCTGTGGAAAGGGAAGCAATGGGAAATAAAGTCGATTTCCACAGAAAAAGCCGCAGATAGCGCTCTGCGCAAAGCGATAAAGCAGATACACGGGAATCAAGGAGGGGTGATTTTTGATGTTGCCGATGGGATTGATAAGAAAAAACTAATTGATGTATTGGATGCGAGAGCAACAAGAAGCAAATCGTTTAATGCAGATATAATTGCGCTGCATAACGGGGCTGTCCTCTTTGTGCGGCGATATAAAAAATGAGGCAACCCCCCACCAGAACGGGCGGAGGATTACCTCGATAAAACGGAAACATGAGTTTCCTCATAGATAGTATATGCAATTTCCGTAAAATAGTCAAGAGGGATTTGAAAATGAGCGTTAAAATCCAAGACAACAGCAAAGAGATTTCTGCCGAAATTAAGGCGGCGCTGCTGCGCGGGCTTGAAAAGTGCGGACTGGTGGCAGAGGGATATGCAAAAAAGCTGTGCCCCGTTGACACCGGCAATCTGCGCAACAGCATTACTCATGTGGTAGACGAGCAGGAACCGGCGGCAATCATCGGAACGGATTCTGAGTACGGTGCGTATGTGGAATTAGGAACCGGCATTTACGCCGAAGGTGGCGGCGGACGGCCTACACCGTGGGTGTATCAGGACGCAAAGGGAAATTGGCATTACACGCGTGGCAACAAGGCACAGCCGTTTTTGAAACCTGCTGCCGCCGACCATGCCATCCAATACCGGAAGATATTGGAGGACGAACTGAAATAGGAGCTAATTGCTTACAAATTGTATGCAGTTGGCTCTTTTTGTTAATTACCGCAAAGGACAGCGGTTTTTATAAGACTATCGTTTCCGAAGGAACGGAACCGAAGAAAAGGAGATAGTGTCATGGCACTTACACGAAAACTTTTGAAGGGTATGGGGCTTACCGATGAGCAGGTTGATACCATCATCGAGGCGCATACCGACACCGTGGACGGCCTAAAGGCGGATGTGACCCGCTACAAGGCCGATGCGGAGAAGCTGCCCGGCGTTCAGAAGCAGTTGGACGACCTCAAGGCAGCGGGTGACGGCGGTTACAAGGAGAAGTACGAGAAGGAACACTCGGCCTTTGAAGCCTTTAAGACCGACATCACGGCAAAGGAAAGCAAGGCGGCAAAGGAAAAGGCCGTGCGTGCTTACTTTGAGAGCAAAAACATCACCGGCGCGAATTTGGACCTTGCGATGCGCGGCTGTGTCGAAGAAATGGCCGCATTGGAGATGGACGGCGACAAGATCAAGGACACCAAGAGCCTTGATGCGCTCGTAGACGGCACCTACAAGGGGCTTGTCTCCACCACACAGACGCACGGAGCGAATCCCGCCAACCCCCCGGCAAACACCGGCGGCGCAAAATCCCGAGAGGACATCTACAAGAAGGACGATAAAGGCCGCTATGTGATGTCTACGGCGGAGCGCCAGAAAGCGCTTGCCGATCTGATGGCAAGCGAAAATAACTGATTTTTTGAAAGGAGCTATTTATGGCTGCGAAAACTAACGTAACAACTTCTGCACAGTTTACCACTTCCGCCCGTGAGGTGGATTTCGTGTCCCGCTTCGCCGATAACTGGGACGCACTGCGTAACATCATGGGCATTATGCGCCCCATTCGCAAGGCCCCCGGCACGAAGCTGGTTTCCTACAAGGCCAGCGTGGACGGTGGCCTCAAGGGCGGCACCGTGGCAGAGGGTGACGAGATCCCCTTCACCAAGATGAAGGTGGATCCTGTTGCCTACGGCGATATCGACATTAACAAGTACGCCAAGAGCGTGACCATCGAGAGTGTCGCAAAGTACGGCGCTGACGTTGCCGTGGAGAAGACCGACGAGGCTTTCCTTGTGGCCCTGCAGAACAAGGTCCTGACCGACTTCTACACCTTCCTCGGTACCGGCACTTTGAAGGTGACCGAGAAAACGTGGCAGCGTGCTCTGGCTATGGCTAAGGGCAAGGTGCTGGACAAGTTTGCCGGTCTGGATAAGGACGTGACCGAGGTGGTGGGCTTTGCCAATATCATCGACGCTTACGATTACCTGGGCGACAAGGAGATCACCGTGCAGACGATGTTCGGCATCAACTACGTGGAGAACTTCATGGGCTACCGCACCATGTTCCTGCTGCCCGAGAAGTACATCGCCTCCAAGAAGGTGATCGCTCTGCCCGTGGAGAACATCGACCTGTACTATGTAGACCCGAGCGACAGCGACTTTGCCAAGCTGGGGCTGAATTACACCGTGAAGGGCGAGACCAACCTGATCGGCGTCCATGTTGACGGCGATTACAGCCGCGCCACGGGCGATATGTACGCCATCATGGGCATGAAGCTGTGGGCTGAGTATCTGGACGGCATTGCCGTGGCTACCGTTTCTGTGGCCGGCGCGGGCTAAATAGGAGGGCAGCGTAATGCTTGAACAAGTCTTACGGCACTTGAACAACTGGTTCCTTGTGGAGATTCACGAGGGCACGTTCGCCGTGGAGAACGGCAGCATTGCGCTGCCCTTTCTCCTGAACAATCAATATTTCCGCATCTGCGGCTCTGTGTTTAATGACGGTCTGCATCAATATCCGGCGGCTGACCTTACGGATGAAACCTTTACCGGAACGGTGTGGGTGTTGGCTGTTCCGAAGGCTGTGGTTTTGCTTGCCGAAGATATCGCCGCGTGGGAAGAAAAGAACGGTGAAGCCGTTTTAAGCCCGTACACGAGCGAAAGCTTCGGCGGGTACAGTTACACAAAGGCAAGCGGCGGAAATGCCGACACGAGCGCCGGGACGGGCTGGCAGGGCGCTTTTAAAGGCCGGTTAAATGACTGGCGCAAGCTCAAGGGGGTGGAACCGTGAGTTTACTGGACGATTTTTCCCACAAGTGCATTTTGATGGAGAAAAAGCGCACGCCTGACGGAGCGGGCGGCTACATCACCGCGTGGGAAGAGGGAGCGGAGTTCCTCAATTACCAGTCTCTTGACACATCGATGGAGGCGCGAAAAGCGGAAAAGGACGGTGTTACCTCGGTATATTCCGCACTGGTCAATCAGCGCGTTCCCATCGAGTACAACGATTATTTCCGCGATACGGAAACGGGGATTACCTATCGTGTGACCTCGAATCCCGAGGAAAAAGCTGCGCCAAGGTCTGCGGGGGCGACCGTCCGAGCACTGAAATTCTTCACCGCCGAACGAAAGGAGCTGCCGAAATGACAAAGGACAAGGCACTCCATGCGTGGTTTTCCCAATTCCTCCCGTCGTATCCGACCTCGAATGTGCCGGAAGACGCGACCTTTCCGTGGCTGACCTATGAGCTTATCACCGGATCATGGGAGAGCGGCGAAATCGCGCTGACGGTCAGCCTTTGGTATTACACCGAGAGCGAAGCGATGCCCAACGCAAAGGCACAAGAAATCAGCGACGCAATCGGCATGGGCGGCTGTATGGTCGCCTATGACGGCGGAGCAATGTGGATCAAGCGTGGCTCCCCGTGGTGTCAGAATATCGCGGACGAAGGCGATAAAAACTTCAAGCGGCGGTATCTCAACATTACGGTTGAGTTCCTGTCGCAAAACTGATGAAAGGACAACGACATGAAATTTACCAAGATTCCTGCTGATACTTTTCAGAAGCTTCAGATTAACGCCGGTATTCTTACGACCGACTTCACACCGGCTACCGGCACCATCGGCGAGGCGGGGCAGATCGGCGCAACGACCGGCGGCATTAGCTATAGCGCAACGCCCACTTATAAGGACTATGGAGAGGACATCGACAACTGCCCCAAGAATACCAAGGAGCTGATAGAGGTGGACAGCTGGGAGGCAAAAGCCAGCGGTACATTTGCAATTGCAGATACTGCAATTGCTAAGAGCCTCTGCGGGGCGGCGGATATCGATACGGCAGATGCCACCAAGATCACACCGAGAAACTATCTCAAGGATTCCGACTTTAATGACATTTGGATTGTGGGTGACTACTCCGATATGAACGGGGAAACAAATGGAGGCTTTATTGCCATCCATCTGATGAATGCGCTTTCTACGGGTGGATTCCAAATGAAAACAGCTGACAAAGCGAAGGGACAGTTTGCTTTTGAGTACACCGCTCACTACTCCATGAGCGCACAGGACACTGTGCCATTTGAAATCTACATCAAGGCCGGTACGGCGGAGGCGTAACACCATGAAACTGTCAAAAATTAAAGGGGAGCGAGTGTTTGATGTTATCGCAGACATTATCAATCCTATTGCCAACATAGCCGAGGACAAAGAAGCCGCAGCGTTGTTTCAGCGGCAGAAGCTCCCGGATGGCGTAAATGCAAAGGACTTTGTGTTGGCAAGGGTTAAGAAATCTGCTCCGCTGCTTTTGCGTGGACACAAGAAAGATCTGATTGCAATTTTGGCGGCTGTGGAAGGCGTGACTGCAAAAAAATATGCCGCTGGGCTGACGCTTGCCAAGTTGCTGGTTGATGTTACTGAGCTTATGACGGACGAGGCCTTTACGGACCTTTTTACATCTGCGCAGACCGAGACGGCAGAAACGCCGTCCAGCTCTGTGCAGGAGAATATCGGGGAAGCCAAAGAGTAAAGCCATTTCTGGCATACTGTGTAGCGCGGTACAAGCAGGATGCAGAAGAAAAAGCATATCGAATTTATTCTGCTGACCTGCTTAAAGCAATATGCGAGCGATGCGCAGGCGTTTCAATCGATAAGCGATATATTGAAATTATAGATGTGAGCAAAAAAGACAATCGCTCCTGTGAAGAAATCACCAGCGATATTGTCAATCGTTGCGGGTTACAAGTTAAAAAAGGGGCGGCGGGCGAATATGCGTTACTTGAGGACATAATCAGAAATCATTCTTCCGATTTTCCCGATGTCTGTGGCTCCCTTAAACTCGAACTTTGCGACATAACCATTGGAGAATGTCAGAACAAGTTCGCTATCCGGGATGATTTCGGCAAAGCCTGGGGTTTGCACGGAGAAAAACTGCACTTTCGAATAGGGCATAGAGCTGAAGGACTTGCGCTTTCCCGTAATCCCCTGTACATCAACCGATATGACTCGCTTGTTAGTAAAAATCAGCTGGTCGCGTACGGTCTTAAATGCGGCAGCGATTTCTTCCCCATCAATCAATAGGCCATTCACTTCACCACGCACATCGGAAACGGGAATCGGCTTTAAGTCCCACGCAGAATCTTTGTTAAAACTTATCATAAATAATCCCTCCTTGCCGATAGCATACCATACTACCAATGGAATGTCACGAATAATTTTCAGAATTTACAAAGAGAGCGAGGTGAACGCATGAATCTTCTTGATCTGTTTGTGAAAATATCTGTGCAAGACGAGGCAAGCGAAAATGTAGAGACATTATCAGGAAAATTCAAAAATGGGCTTGCCACTGCGGCTAAAGTCGGCGCCGCAGCTGTAGGTGCGGCTGCTACCGGCATTGCTGTGCTTACGAAAAATGCGCTTAACAACTATGCTGAGTATGAACAGCTGGTCGGTGGCGTTGATACGCTATTCAAGGATAGCTCTGCAAAAGTTCAAGAATATGCAGCAAATGCATATAAGACTGCTGGCCTATCTGCTAACGAATATATGGACACAGTTACAAGTTTTTCTGCGTCCTTGCTGCAATCGCTTGGCGGTGATACAGAAGCGGCGGCAGACATGGCTAATGTTGCAATCACGGATATGTCTGATAATGCCAATAAAATGGGCACGGATATGGCATCTATCCAGAACGCCTATCAGGGGTTTGCAAAGCAGAACTATACCATGCTTGATAACCTAAAGCTTGGCTATGGTGGAACAAAAGAAGAAATGCAGCGCCTTATTGACGATGCAAACGCTCTAAACGCTTCCCAAGGTAAATACACAAATTACAGCATTGAAAGCTATGCGGATATTGTCAGCGCAATCCATGATGTTCAAGTTGAAATGGGCATATACGAAACAACGACAGATGAAGCAAGCACCACCATCCAGGGCTCTGTTTCATCCATGAAGGCCGCATGGGGCAATCTGCTGGTTGGCATTGCTGACGATAACGCCAATTTTAAGACACTTACAGAGCAGTTCGTTGATAGTCTTGTTACCGTTGGTGAAAATATTATCCCGCGTATAAATATCATCATCCAAGGGCTTACGCAACTCATAACAGAAGCGTCCCAGACAATCATTCCGTTGGCTGTGCAGATTTTGCTTGAAAACCTGCCGAGCATTGTTGCTGCTGGCATGGATTTAATCATTGCGCTTGTAAGCGGCATCCTTGACAACATCGATATGCTGATTGACTGTGTTCTGGAAATGGTTGATGTCATAGTCGATAAGCTGATTGACAACTTGCCGAAGCTGATAGATGGTGGAATCAGGCTGATTGCTGCACTTGCTAATGGACTGATTCGTGCCATACCGAATTTGGTATCGAAAATTCCCCAGATTATTTCGTCTATCGTGAAGGGGCTTATCAGCGGCATCCCTGCAATTTTCGATGTCGGCAAGAACATAGTCGAAGGACTTTGGAACGGCATCAAAAGCATGGGTTCGTGGGTTTCTGGAAAAGTAAAAGACTTTTTCGGTGGAATTGTAGGTGGAGTTAAGGATTTCTTGGGCATCCACTCCCCGTCTAAAGTGTTCGCCGGTATTGGCGGCTTTATGGCTGAAGGCTTAGGCGAAGGCTTTGACGATCAATTCAAGTCCGTAAAAAAGGACATTGAAAACAGCATTGACTTTGACGCTGGCACAATTACCGCAGATGCGAACATCAGCAGGCACTATACAAGTGGTTCTTACGGAGCGGCAAGCACAAGCGGTGGCGGCGATTCCGGCAAAATTGTAATGCTGCTGGAACAGTATTTGCCTATGTTGGCAAATATGAAAGTCATCATGGACAGCGGTCAGGTTGTCGGTTTGCTTGCCCCCGGCATGGATGAAGAACTGGCCAAAATCAACGCAAGGAGGGCGAGGACCGTATGATGGGGAAAGTATTTTTTGACGGAAAAGACACCTACACAGAATACGGCCTGCTGCTTGCAAGCAAGTCCATAGCTCTGCCGGAAGTCCGCACGAACATGATCGATGTTCCGGGCCGGGACGGCCTGCTGGATGCATCCGAAGTGCTGACCGGAGAAGTCACCTATAAGAACCGTACTATTACACTGAAGCTCACCGGCGTGGACACGGTGAGCGGCAAGACATGGCCTGCTACGATTTCCGATTTCTGCAACAAAGTCCACGGCAAGCACGTTAAAATAACATTCCCCGAGGACACCGCCCATTTTTACAGTGGGCGGTGCTCCGTTGGGCAAGTGGAGCTTGTCAAAATGATGCAGACCATCCCGGTCACGGTTGACTGCGACCCGTGGAAATACAAGAACGCAAAAACCACTGTTTCCCGCTCTGATTTGGACACGGCGTATAAACAGCTTGCGCTACCGAATGAAAGCCGCCCTGTTATCCCGACAATCACGGTGGCGCAAGATACCGTATTGCTTTGGGGCGGCAACACAATCAACGTCAGCGCAGGGGATCACATTTTGCCAGCCGTTAGGCTTGCGGCCGGCAACAACATCTTGAAAGCCAAAGTCGCAAGCGGCACAGGTAGCATAACTGTGACGTATCAGGAGGCGAGTATGTAATGTATCAGCTAAAATACAAGGACTACATACTGCATGATATGCGCCTTGCGGATGAAAAACTAATCATCCGCGATCCTTCTGTGAAGCTGGCGGTAAGCAAGGCCGGGGAAATGTCCTTTACGGTGGACGCAGAACATCCCTATTTAAGCAATCTGCGCCGCATGAGCGGCCTTGTGGAGCTGCTGGACGGCACTTTGCCCATATATAGAGGGAGAATCACCAGTGATACAAAAGACTTCTATGGGGCGCACAAAATCGAAACAGAGGGCATTATGGCGGTACTGAATGACAGCATCATACCACCGTTCAACTTCCCAGAGGACTTTACGGAGGACGCTTCCTATAAGGCCGCCGCCGCAAGCGGGAATGTGGTGGAGTTTTTCTTCCGCTGGATTCTGTCACAGCACAATGCGCAGGTGACCGCAGAGCAGCAGATCAAGCCCGGCGTGATTACCGTGTCCGACCAGAACAATTACATTACCCGCAGCTCTGAGGAGTACGCCACGGCGATGTCCACGATATCCGACAAGCTGATTAAATCGGCTTTGGGCGGGTATCTCCTGATTCGATATGAGGATGACGGGAACTATCTGGATTATTACGCTGCGTTGCCGCTCACAAATACGCAGTCTGTGGAATTTGCTGAGAATCTCCTTGACCTTTCCAGCGAGACGGACGGAACAAACATTTACACCGCTATTCTACCAGAGGGCAAGGACGGCTTGACCATCGAAGCACTGCCAGATGGTGATTTGACAGATGACCTTGTTAAATCCGGGCTTACTATTTATAGCAAGTCTGGCATGGCCACATACGGGCGCATTACCCGGCACATCAAATGGGATGATGTGACTGTTGCCGCCAACCTTCAGACCAAGGCGAAGGCGGCGCTGGCTGACAATGGCCTGTCCATGCCGGAGACCATCACCTGCAAGGCGGTTGATTTGGGCTGGCAAGATGGCATCCAGCATTTCCGGGTGGGCCGGATGACGGCCCTTTTCAGCACTCCGCACGGCTACAGCGCGTCCTATCCGCTGATGGAGCTGGCCCCGGATATTCTTGACCCCGGCAACACACAAATCACGCTGGGCGCTACCCAGCAAACCTACACGGGGGCGCAGATAGATGCCAAGCGTGAAACGGATAAACGCATCGAAAGCACACGGCAGGAGATTTCTGAGCGGGTGGACGAATCTTCAAGCCAAGTGATTCAGGCCACACACCAGCAGATTACCGATCTGCAGCAGAATGTCAACTCCATCATCCTGTCCGCTCTGGAAAACTATGTAGAAACCGGGGATTTTGACAGCTACAAAGAGGAGGTCAGCACAAAGCTGTCTGTGCTGACTGACCAGCTGAGCATTGACATCACTAAGGTAACCGAGCGCATTGACAAGGTGGACGGCGATCTGCAAAGCAAGTACAGCGAGATCACAAAGGCTTTCCGGTTTACGTCTGACGGCCTAATCATTGGCGAAACGGGCAATGAAATCCTGCTGCGGCTGGATAATGATGTGTTGCAGTTTGTCCGCAATAACACGCCCGAATTGCAGATTACCGCCGAGGGCGTGGAAGCAATGCGTATCAAGGTATCTATCCTCTGCATCGGAAACGTGGTTTGGACGGAGGATGAAAACGGCGATGTAATTGCCAGTTGACAGGAGTTGAGAACATGGCGTCCATTTACAGCAGCACAAACAAAGGCTGGCGCTTGCGTCTGGATTGGTCAATCACAGGCCAGTCTATCGCAGACAACAAAAGTACATTAAGTCTTGATTTGTGGGTATATGACGGAACCGGATATTCCCAAAACGAGAGCAGCGGCGAAGCGTATTATATACTTCAGGGCGAAAAACGATGGAATCCGTATAATTACAGTTCCACCGGATGGTACAAACTGGGCAGCAAGACTATTACAGTCAGCCATAATGCAGACGGCACGAAAAGTATTGCGCTGACAGCAGAATGGGACTGTGGCTTTGACAGCTCCTACACACCACGCCATTTGTCCTTGTCGGAAACGGTGACGCTGACTACCATTCCAAGAGCGTCCACGGCCACCACAAGCGGCTCCACGCTGGGGGAGACCTTGACCATCACCATCAAGCGGGCCAGCAGCAGTTTTAAGCACAAACTCTATTACACATGCGGCAGCGTCAAGGATCAACTGATTGCAGAGAATGTAAGCACATCGTACAGTTGGAATGCGCCGCCTGTGTCTCTGGCACAGCAAGCGCCAAACGCAGAGACTGTGGCGCTCACACTCACGGTCAAGACGTACAACGGCAGCACCTATGTTGGGGCGTGGTCAACGGCTGTTAAGCTTGCTGTGCCGTCAACCGTGGTTCCGGCCCTGTCTGTTGCAATTAGCGATCCAACAGGAGTGTCCGACACCTATGGTGGATATGTTCAGCTGCGCAGCAAGGTCAAGGTAGATATCACCGCAGCCGGGGTGCAGGGCAGTTCCATCAAGTCTTACAGTATCAAGGTGGGCAGCATTTACGCTGCGACATCGGCCAGTGGTACAACGGATTATCTGCCCGGTTCTGGCGAACTGACTGTTTCCTGTGCTGTCACAGATAGCCGGGGGCGCACGACTACAAAGACACAAAGTATCACTGTCCTTGCTTACAGCAAACCAGCAATTACTGCTATTTCTGCCGCCCGTTGCAATGCCGATGGAACAGCAAACCGGGCTGGCACTTATGGCAAGGTGACTTTCTCAGGGGCCATTACTTCGCTTTCTGCCAAAAACACCGCAGCATATGCGGTGCAGTATAGGGAAGTCGGCGCTGAAGATTGGACTACGGCAGGCCGACCGGCGGCGGGAAACTACGATCCTGCTGATATTTCTGCCGTGTTTGCCGCAGACAAAAGCAAGCGCTACGAAGTTCGGGTTGTGGCAACCGATGCATTTGAAAGCATTGGTTCCACGTTGCGTGACCTCCCGGCAGCGTATGCCCTTTACCATCTGGCAAAGCATCTGCTGTCTGTGGGGCTGGGCCGTCTCTGTGACAAGGCAAACGCAATTCAAGTTGGGCTGGATGCTTACTTTGATAGGGATGTACAGATAGACGGTACACTGGCGGTAGGAGGGATGACGCTGCTTGATTATGCGCATCCGGTGGGGAGTGTATATATCTCTACTGCGGCCACCGACCCG